CAGCTTGTGCTGGCATAGGTGAGGCAGTCTTCAACAGTTGGACTGAATGGGTACTCAAAGGACACCATGGCTCTAAGCCAGAAAACCTTATGCCACACAAGTGGCGTGGTCTAGGCCAACGATCTAACCACACCACGCTATACTCACTAGCAAAGAAACAAGATCCTAATTGGACAAGACAATTACCAAGCAACCTGCGATTCAGTAGTACTGGAGCGGCTGCTGGTTATTCTGAACAGGATCCTATTGTTGACCTCGATTCCGTTATTGACAAATCAACTATGACACAAAGCAACGTACTAGACTTTCCCGAACCTACCCCTGATGCCGATTTGGCTCCAAAATCTCGTGGAGGTCGTAAAAAGAAAAGCAATAGTGATGCCGCTGCAGAACGTGAGAATGATGTAAAAGAAGTACAGCAAATTCTCAAAGGTCTGCGGCGTAATCAACTTACTAATGCTATTGAATACACTGATGACAAAGGTGTAGCACGTGAGTTGCAAGGCAGCGACCTTGACTTGATGACTACTAAAGTTGCCTGTGAATACGGTGTGTTTATCCCTGAATCACGCATCAAAGCAGCTATTCAGTATGCAGCTGGTATCAACAGCTACTGTCCAATCAAGAAATATGTAGAGCACTGTGCTGCTACAGCTACACCACACCCTGAGTGGGACAAAATCGGTGAAGTGTTTCTTGGCAACAGTCATGCACTAGCTACACAAGCCATGCAGCGTATGATGATTGGCGCTGTAGCACGTGCTATGAACCCTGGCTGTAGTATGTCCTGGCTACCTATCCTTGTCGGTGCACAAGGCGTTGGTAAGTCTATGTTTGCACGTAGCCTTGTACCTGAGCGTTTGTTCTCTGAAGTCACCACTCCACTCGATACACTCATGAAAGAGCAGTATCGTTTGCACGTAGCTTGGCTACTTGAGTTGCCTGAGATTGACAACTATTTCAACATCCGTAATATCGAGAACTTCAAAAACTTGATTACTACGCGTATGGATGAAGTACGTCGTCCGTATGCTAGTCTTCCAGAACGACTGCAACGTCGCTTTGTACTGATTGGTACTACTAACCGTAACCAGTTCTTGATTGACAGCACTGGCAATCGTAGGTTTGTACCGCTTGAAATTGGTGATAACTTCCTTATTCCTTGGAAGCAAATTGCTGAAGAGCGTGACCAATTGTGGGCTGCTGCTGTACAAGCGTATCGTTCCAATGCACCGTTTGAATTCAACAGCGGTGAGATTGCAGCGATTGCTGAGTACATTACAGAGTTCGGTGATCCTGATCCCTGGATGGAGAAGATCTCACAATACGTCAGTGCACGTGAAGAAGTTACAGCTGCAGAAGTTCTTACTGCTGCACTAGAGCTTGACCCACGTCAACAAGGTCGTCGAGAAGGTCGTCGTGCTGCTGATTGTCTACAAGCAATGGGCTGGCGTCGTAAGAGTACATCACGCAAAGATCCTGTTACAGGCAAGCGTCGCTCTGTACGACTGTGGATTCGTCCTGAGGATGACCCACTGCTAGAACAACACGCTTTGTTTGATTTTTGAGTAGTATAACGATATAAATAATACTTATTATGATTGCATCTGATATTAAACTAGGTTTGCGCGTACGTGTTACTACCAATGGCATGACTGCCTTGGTAGTTGGCAAGCCTGAGTACTACACACCACGTGCAAAACTTGTGCGTATTAAATACGAAAATAGTACTCGTTACGAGTACATGATTAACAAGCACTTAGAAGCGCTGCCCACCGAAGAGCAATATCCTGCTCTCGGTGGTTCGCATGTTAATGAAGGAGCCTTTTAATGTCTGAAGCCAAGCCCGTTCAGAAAGGTCATGCCTATGGACGTAGGCATAAACAAATCTCTAATACAGCAGAAGAAGGTGAACTGTGTCTATATGCTGGCCATTCTATGGGTCGCTTTTCTACACATTCAATGCGATACGACAGTCATCAAGCCTGTGTACGTTGTGTAGCTTCTGCTAGAGAAGGGCGATTATCATTTGATATCAACCGTTTACTTAAAAAGAATAGGATTAAAGCATTAAAGTTCTGGAGTCAGGTTGACATGAGCAGCCCAGAAGAATGCTGGGAGTGGCAAGGGACAATCAACAGTCGCACACTGCAGCCACAGTTTGCATGGAGACGCCATGGAATCAGTACATCTACGCAGCATCATCCTCAGCGTGTTGCTATGTGGTTTAGTTGGGGTGATCTTGGATTTACAGGTGTTAAAACTACTTGCGGTAATAAGTATTGCTGCAATCCTTTTCATCTTATTCCGCAAAATGTTGGAGTCTATGTAGACCAAGACAGTTATCTTGAAAGCTTTGAGCTTGCATGTGAATTACATGAACTGAAGCAGCACATTCAAGAGTACATGATTGAAGAGGCAATGAAAGAGCAAGCAAAGATGGATCAATCTAGTGAAATCGATGCACGCACTAACCTTATTCTTGATCCCACAACAGAGTTTGGTGATCGCTATGAAGCAGTCATGCTAGACATTCTGCAAGGACGTCACATCACACAAACAGGTGTTGATGATGAGGGGCTTTATCGTGAACCTCCCGAAGATGAAGAAGATTCCACAAAAGGCTTTTAAATCACTTAAATTATTACAAGAGTCATTCTATTATGTCAAGACGTACTAAGTTACTTGAACAATTATTACAAACAGATACCTTTGGTGAAGAAGCAAAGGATCAAAAAGAAAAGATGCGAATTGTGTCTGAATTAATCCTTTGTGACATGGTTGACATTGCACTAAACGGTGTTGAAAAGCACGGCGCAGGTTCTTTGTTCATTAACTTAATTGATGGTAATCGTGAGTCTGTCTACATGTCAGGCTTTGACATTGAAAAAGATTTAGCACTTGCTGAATCTTCAGAAGATGAAGACACTGTCAAAATGCTCCGACAAGTGTTGGAGAAAGTTGATGAGAATGACTGGAATACACATGTTGTCTTTACCTTTATTACTCACGATGGAACAAGAACATATTCAGTCGAAGCAGGTGGGTCAACAGAAAGCCTACGAGCGCTCACAGCAGAATTTACAGGATAAGCTCAAAGAAGCTAATCTAAAACTGCCGCTGTATCCACCACCGCAGATCATTGAACGTGCTCGTGATGTTATGGGCAGCATTGACTTTGACCCTACATCAGATCCAGTGCAACAAGTTCTTGTAGATGCAGTGTCTGTTCCATCAATTGAAGTCAATCCTTTGCAAGAGCATTGGCATGGCAACGTTTTTGTTGTACCAAAAGGTGCTGTAAAAAATGCTAGGACTTGGCTGAATAAAACACTTGCTGAGTATCACGGTGGATATATCAATAGTTTTGTATATTTCACTACAGCTTCTGAACTGTTGCGTGCTTCACCGGACATCTTAGATTATCCTTTCTGTATTCCTTTCAAACGTGTAAAGCAACTGCGTGCTACATCAAATGGATTTGAAAGCATCTCACCATCTACATGGAATCTCATTGTATATGGACCACCTGTAGATGCTGTTATTTCTGACATTGATAAAATTACTTTGTTTCATCAAACGTTTAGAGATATCGGGCGTGTTTGTTTTAATGAGTATGCAGGTGATGGTTGGCGTAAAGATCTTGAATACTTTATTGACAAGAAAGGAGATGTTTGATGTCCAAACATTTAGCCAAAGATTGCTTGTATAAATTACCATCAGGTAATTTAGTGCACCCTTGTCGTCTTATTGTGCGTGACGGTACATTGATGTGGAAACATGCACTGTTGTCTTTCAATAAGTTCACATCGTTACCATTGACACAAGCACATGAAGCACATATAACAAAGACAGCGCAGCGATTGGAAGAATTAAATATGTGGATATCGCAGGACTTAGAACCATGGCAGTCGTTTAGAACGTTAGCTTGGTACGATCCATTAGATCCTAATTTGTCTGAAGGTATTTCTGTTTATTTTCAACATAGTGTGCACCCACCTACGTATGTATATGAAGTGTTAAAAAACAAAATTCAGCCTCATGAGAAGCTGAACTGTGTCAATATAACTCCTGATAGATCAGGTCTGTTCTTCCAACGCTGTTAGTCGCCAGGAGGATTCTCGTAGTGATTGATCAAACGATCAAGATACCAACGAGCTTTCTTCATATCTTCTACAGGGTTATCTTTTAACCACACACGAAGGATATACTTAAGCACTTGCCCTTGCAGCATTCCATAGATTGTAGAAGGTGCATCTTTAACTGCGTCTTCAATAGTATCAATGACTTCACGCTTTCCCGAAGTGTAATGAGAAGGTGAAATTACTCTATCATCTTTTTCTCTGAGTGCAGGGCGGCTGTCTTTTTTACTGAGAGCACGTAGGTTTGTTTGAAATTTAGGGAATGACATTGGACGAATTTCTTCAGGTTCACCATAAGGATGTTCGCGTTCTTTGAACTCTTCCCATGATTCTTCTTCCTTTTTACGCAGTTGATTCCACTCGTTGTATGTATCGAATTCTTCTAAAAAATGATAATAGTCCATAATAATGTAGTCGCATAATGGTAGCTTACTACCTAATATAGGGATAACGCAACCAATTTGTGACATGTTAGTAACTGGTGACCCCACTTTTATCGAGAATAAAGAAGGATATTTTATTGATATTGCAAAAGCAATAAGTAAAGGCTCATCACATCCACTTGCTCCAGGTGGCTGTGTTATTGTAAGAGGCCGAGAAATCATTGGCGATGGACGTAGCATCCTTGCTACATGCAAAGTCGAAGTCGATTGCATTACATATGCAATTGCATCTGCCGCTAGAAACGGTATTTCAACAAATGGAGCAGAAGTATACAGCACACGGTACCCATTTAGTGCATCAATCTTTCAGTTGCACTTGATGGGTATTCGTAAGATTGTCATACTTCAACACGAATGGGAACCCTACTATAGGGATGAATTCCGTCGTGCAGCACGCCTTGCGCGTGAATTAGCAATTTCTATTGAACCTTACCTAGATGATGAAGACCCAAGATTCTCCACCAACAAAACAGCTCCAGTCTTTGAAGAGCAACCAAAACGAAGAAAAAAAGCAGACGAAGACCTCTACACGAGCAATCCGATTGAAGCAGAAGATTACGACATTGAAACAATTGCAGGACAAACCAATGACCCAAACTCTCCTTTTTGACTTAGAAAGTACAGGGCTACTGCGTCGTGGCTCTCGTATTCACTGCATCGTTGCACGTGATGTTACTAGTGCAAACGATACTATGGTCTTTGACCATCGGCCTGAGCAAACTATTGATATGGGGATTGAGACTCTTCGCCGCGCTAATGTATTAATTGGCCACAATATTATCGGCTATGACATTCCCCTCATTCAGGAATCGCACGATTTTGAAACGGACGCAGAGGTTGTGGATACTTTGGTTCTTAGCCGTCTGTTCTATCCTCATATTGTCGATCGTGACTACGAACGTAAACCAGCAGGAATGCCTGCAAAATTGTATGGCAGGCACAGCCTTGAAGCCTGGGGATACCGACTGAAGTGCTTCAAAGGTGACTATGCAAAACATGAAGATGCATGGGAGACTTATACGCCTGAGATGTTAGATTACTGTGTGCAAGATACTGCTGTAACCTTTAAACTTTATCAACTGATGATGCGGAGGATGAATGAACTTTCCTGATTGTGTAAAACTTGAGATGCGTCTCGCTGAACTTATGACTCAGCAAGAACGTTCAGGCTTTCGCTTTGATGTACATGCAGCTGACCGTGTACGTCGTGAACTAGAGCAAGAAAGCATCAAGCTAAAAGAGATTATCTGTGCACGTTACGTCTATGTGCCGGACAAAATCTTTACACCACGTAGAGCTGACAAGAAGAATGGCTACACTGCAGGTGCGCCTATGACACGCCTCAAGCCATTCAATCCTACATCACGGCAAAACATTGCTTGGGCATTGCAGAACTTCCGTGGAGCACGTTTTACTAAGGTTACAGAGACTGGTAAGCCTAAGGTTGACGAAGCTACCTTGTCTGAAATTAAAGACATTGCTATTCAACAGGGCAATCAATTGCTGCATGAAGAGTGTGAGATATTTATTCGCCTATTGACTATTCAAAAATGGATGGGTCAACTATCTGAAGGTGCCAACAGCTGGTTCAATACTATTGCTGATGACGGTTGCATTCACCATAGCTGCAGCCTTGCTACACAGACTGGGCGTAACGCACACCGTGGCCCCAATCTAGGCCAGGTTGTGAGTGCACCTTGGGCTCGTGAGTTGTTTGTACCACACCCAGGTCATATCATGGTCGGTGCTGACCTTGAGGGTCTAGAGCTTCGGACCTTGGCCCACTATCTGCACAGGTTTGATGATGGTAACTTTGCATCTGTTGTACTCAACGGTGACATTCACCAGCAAAATGCTGATCGCGTTGGTGTTACTAGACGTGAGGTCAAGACCTTGACTTATGCATTCATCTACGGTGCAGGTGACGTCAAGCTCGGCCATAGCCTTTCGCCTGAGCTGTCTGATGCGCAGAAGAAAGCGCTAGGCGGCGAGCTACGTCGTAAATTCCTTGATGCTATCCCAGGTTTGGAGCCACTAATCGATGCTGTTAAACAGAAGGTTCGTGCTATCGGTCGTCTTAGGG